AAACGACCAAGAGTTTCATGATTGGGTTGAAGTACAACCTAGATGGGTTCAACAGGCTTTATATGAAAATGAAAGCGATTCTAAATCTGCAGCAAGAGCAATAGATTTATATAAAATAGATATGGGTATTACCTCTACCCCCAAAAAGAAGGCAGACCCTTCTAAAGACGCAGCAAAAGCTGTAACTAGAGGTAGCTCAAACACACCTTCTGCTACTAAATCAGGGCAAGCAAATCAAATAAAAGAGTCTGATGTAGCTAGAATGAAATCGCATGAGTTTGCAAAAAATGAAGAAAGAATACAAGAAGCCATTCAATCAGGCAACTTTATATATGATATAAGCCGACGTGCTTAATATTTTTCTTTACTTTTTAAAATTTATGTGTTATAAAATGTATAAATAGCAGCCCATCTTTTTGATGACTACCTTGCTTAACACATTTTCACGATTTATACTAAGAAAAACTACCTAGTTTAAGTTAGCCCCACTACGGACACCTAACAGTTACTAGCCTTTTGATTGTGTATGCACTCGTATTTTAATATTAGCCAAGGAGGATAACATGGCTTTCCAAACTGCGGCTGGATACGGGAATTTACCTAATGGCAATTTTAGTCCCATTATTTACTCCCAAAAGGTTCAGCAAGCTTTTCGTAAAACCTCTGTTGTAGAATCAATCACAAATAGTGACTACTTTGGAGAGATTGCGAATTATGGTGATACTGTAAAAATTATCAAAGAACCAGAAATCACTGTAAAAGAATACGCCCGTGGTGTTAACATTCAACCACAAGACCTAGACGATGAGGATTTTTCTCTTATCGTAGATAAGGCAAACTACTTTGCTTTCAAAGTTGATGACATTGAAGAAGCTCATAGTCATGTAAACTTTGAGTCAATGGCTTCTGACAGAGCTGGATATAGACTTCGTGACCAACATGACCAAGAAGTTCTTGGTTATTTAGCTGGTTTCAAGCAATCATCTCTTAACACTGCAGCAGGAACAGCTAATGATACTGTAAATGGTACAAAAGCTGTGTCAACTGCAGGTTCAGACGAATTGCTAACAAGCATGAAGTTAAGAAAAGATAGCTTTGGTAACATCACTACTTCAAGTGCTGGTGACCACTCTATCCCATTAGCTCCAAGAATGCCAGGTGCTACAGCTCAAGCAACAGCAACTGCTACACCATTGCAAGTTATTGCAAGAATGGGCAGATTGCTAGATACACAGTTTGTAGACACAGAAGGTAGATGGTTAGTTCTACATCCAACTTTCGTTGAAATCTTAAAAGATGAAGATTCAAGACTTCTCAATGCAGATTTCGGTGAGTCAGGAGGATTAAGAAGCGGATTGTCAATAGGTTCATTACATGGTTTTGATATCTATATGTCAAATAACCTACCTGCTGTTGGCACAGGACCAGGAACTTCAGGTTCTGCTAACCAAAACTCAAACTATGGAGTTATTGTAGCTGGTCATTCTTCATCAGTAGCAACAGCTTCGCAGATAACAAAGACAGAGTCTTATAGAGACCCTGATTCTTTCGCAGACATCGTAAGAGGTATGCATTTATATGGCAGAAAGATTCTTCGTCCAGAAGCAATCGTTACTGCTAAATACAACGTAGCGTAGGGAGGTATAAATGGCAACTTATGATTTAACTTCTAAAGATACCACTGGCGTATCTTCCAACTCTATCGCGGCTATGCCGTCATCTAAAAATACTCACGTAATGAGAAATATTGAAGCATATCTTGATATTGATGCGTTAGTAGCAGCAGGTGGAACTTTTGCAGACGGAGACATCTTTCAGGTGTTAGAAATCCCTGCAAATACTTTAGTCATCAATGCAGGTGCAGAAGTAATGAGTGCATTTACTTCAAGTTGTACTCTTGACATGGACTTTGCAGCAGGTGATGACATTATTGATGGTGCAGACATTACATCCACAGGCTTTTGTGCCGCAGGAACTAATGGTCAAACCAACACTATTGTCGGAAGTGGAGCTTCAACTTATACTCAATTCGTAACTACTACAGATACGATTGATGCTAAGATTGACGGTGCCGCTCCAGCTACAGGAAGACTTAGAATGTATGCCACTGTTATTGATTTAGCAGGTCATGGCTTAGATGATAAGCCTGATGAGGTCGATAGAGACCAACTCGCTTAAATTTTTTATAGAGGGCTGCTTTAGGGTAGCCCTTTATTTTAAGGACAATAATGGCTCAGACTTTTCTTACATTAACAAATAGTGTTTTATCTCGTATGAATGAAGTTGAATTAACTTCAGCTACTTTTGCTACATCTAGAGGTATACAAACACAAGCTAAGAATGCAATTAATGAGACAATAAGATATATTAATCAAAAAGAGTTTAGCTATCCATTTAATCATGCAACTAATACTGAAACGTTAGTTCCAGGGACAGTAAAATATACTTTACCTGCATCAACAAAGCATGTAGATTATAATACTGCTAGAATCGTCAAGGATTCTACATTAGGTACATCTGGAGTAAACTTAAGCACTTTATCTTATAATGAATACATTGCTAATAATGTAGAACAAGAAGATGAGATAGAGACAACTACTACAAGTACCACACATACCGATAGTGTAACAACTATAACTGTAGCCAGTACATCTGGCTTTTCTGCTTCTGGCACGTTACACATTGCGAATGAACAAATAACTTATACTGCTATAGGCTCCAGTACAACATTCACAGGATGCACTAGAGGGGCAAATAGCACAACAGCGGCTTCCATAGCTAGTGGAGTTCAAGTAGCACAATTTGATAATGGAGGAGTGCCCTCACATATTGTAAGAACATTAGATAACAATTACATTCTGTATCCTTTTCCAAATAAAACATACACATTAAAATTTGATTACTTTACTTTCCCAAGTGCTTTATCTGCTTATGATGACACAACAACAATACCCGACAGGTTCGCCCCAGTGATAGTAGACGGAGCAACAGCGTACACTTATCAGTACCGTGGAGAAATAGAACAATATCAATTAAACTTTGCTAGATTTGAACAAGGCATAAAGAATATGCAAACACTACTTGTTAATAAATATGAGTATGTAAGGTCAACAGTAATATTAAAACCAACAAGCATGGCAGGATATTTTAGTACCGAAACGACAACGTAATGGCAGACTTATCAAGAGTACAACCTACTGCATTTGTATGCGAAGGAGGCTTAATAGCCAACCGTTCTACATTCATCATGCAACCAGGTCAAGCCTTACAGCTAGAGAACTTTGAGCCTGATATCGAAGGTGGATACAAAAGAATTAGAGGCTACCAAAGACATGTAAGACATGTTGTACCTCAGACTTCTTCTTCTGATGAAGCAGTTTTATTAACAACAACCTTTGCTGATAAGGTTATTGCTGCTAGAGGAGAAAAGATATTTAGTTCTGCTACTACATCTTTAGGTGTAGCAGCATCAAATGCTATAACAGCAGATGCTACTATGTCAGGTTCAGGTGTTATAACCGTTATAAGCACTACAGGATTTAGTTCAAGTGGTACATTACAGATAGATGATGAGCAGTTTACCTATACAGGTATCACATCTACAACCTTTACAGGTGTGACAAGGGCAACAAGCAGTACAACAGCTGCAGCTCATGCTTCAAGTTCTGATGCATCAAGAACAGTTGTATCAGAGAGTTGGACAGAAAGAGACTCAGGCAGAACAAGTGCTGATAAGTATTCGTTAGAAAGATTTAACTTTGATGGGAACGATAAGTTAATTTTGGTAGATGGGACAAATGCTCCTGTAGTATTTAACACATCTTTATCAACTACAGATGTAAGTGCAAGTTCCGTAGCAGGGGCAAGTATAGTTACATCATTTAGAGAGCATATGTTTTATGCAGGTATGTCTAGCACTCCTCAAGAGGTAGTATTTAGTCAACCATTTGATGAAGATGCATTTAGTAGTGGTTCAGGTGCAGGCAGTTTCAAAGTTGATGATACTGTTGTAGGACTTAAAGTATTTAGAGATAGCTTATTTGTATTCTGCGAGAATAGAATATTTAAGTTAACAGGTAGTTCAAGTGCAAACTTTGTTGTAACTCCAGTAACAAGAGACATAGGTTGTATAAATGGTAAGACTATTCAGGAATTTGCTGGTGACCTTATCTTCCTTGGTCCTGATGGGTTGCGTACAGTTGCAGGTACAGCAAGGATTGGTGACGTTGAACTTGGAACTATAAGTTCTAATGTTCAATCTTTGTTTGATGAAAACATAGCTAACGCTACAGCTTTTAATTCAATAGTTATACCTGAGAAAACACAATATAGATTGTTCTTTTCTAAAGATGCAGGTTCTGAAAGTTTAACCGAAGGTATCATATGTGTTTTAAAGGGTGGCTCAGGTGGACAACAAAGCTATGAGTACTCAAGAATAAAAGGAATAAAACCTGCTTGCACAGACACTTTTATTACAGCTGGAGATGTATTAGCATTACATGGAGGCTTTGACGGGTATGTATATAGACAAGAAGAAGGTTCTACGTTTGATGGCACTGCTATTAATGGTAAATATCGTAGTCCAGACTTAACATTTGATGACCCAGGCATACGTAAACATATGCAGAAAGTCATAGTAAACTACAAACCTGAATCAACGATTAACGCTAATTTGTTTGTAAGGTACGATTACGAATCATCAGAGTCCGCAAGACCTGCATCATATCCGTTGAACTCTGAAGATATAGCGGGTATTTATGGAATATCAACATATGGTAATCCTACTTATGGTGGTCCTTCACAGCCATTGTTAAGACAATCAGTTGAAGGTTCAGGATTTGCTGTAGCATTGAGGGTAAATGATAATGGTTCTACACCAGCATATTCACTTAAAGGATTTCAGTTGGAATATCAATTAGGAGCTAGAAGGTAAATGGGAGCAACGTACACAAGACAGTCATCATATTCAGATGGCGACGTAATACAAGCAGCCGATACCAATAATGAATTTGACCAATTAGTTGCAGCTTTTGCGGCTAGTTCAGGACATACTCACGATGGTACAACTGCTGAAGGCGGACCTATTACCAAACTACTAGGTAATTCACTTACACTTGGAGCAGGTACAGCAGGTACAGACATAACAGTTACATTCGATGGTGAAAGTAACGATGGTGTATTATTATGGAAAGAAGACGAGGATTATTTTGAGTTTAGTGACGACATACTTGTTGCTTCTACAGAGAAGTTACAATTCAGAGATACAGCAATATACATCAATTCCAGTGCCGATGGACAACTCGACCTCGTAGCTGATACAGAGATACAGATAGCAGCCACTACCATAGATATAAATGGTAATGCTGATATATCAGGTAACTTAGGTATAGGTGGTAACTTAACTGTTACAGGCACAACTACATTTAATGGTGGAACACTTACTCTTGGTGACGCTGATACTGATAACATTGTATTTGGTGGTGAGGTAGATTCTAACATTATACCTGACGATGATAACGCATATGACTTGGGTTCTTCTAGTAAAGAGTGGAAAGATATATACATTGATGGTGTTGCGTACTTAGATGCAATAAACTTTAATGGCACAGCAATTACATCAACCGCTGCAGAAATAAACGTAATTGATGGTGATACAAGTGCTACATCAACAACAGTAGCAGATGCAGACAGAGTTGTACTTAATGATAATGGTACAATGAAGCAAGTAGCAGTCACGGACTTGTCTGCTTACTTTGACGATGAAATAACTGCAATGCCCAACCTTGTAACTACTGCAGCTACAACAGTAGGTGCGTTAAATTCTGGTAGTATTACAAGTGGTTTTGGAACTATTGACACAGGTTCGTCTACAATAACAACTACAGGTTTAATTACAGGTGGTTCTTTAGATATAGATGATGTTGTTATAAATGGAACAACTATAGGTCACACAGACGATACAGACCTTATAACTGTAGCAAGTGGTCTTGTAACAGTAGCAGGCGAGATATCTGTAACCACATTAGATATAGGTGGTACAAATGTAACATCTACAGCTACAGAGCTTAATTTACTAGATGGTGTATCAGGATTAGTACAAGCTGACTTCACAAAACTAGCTGCAGTAGACGCAACAGCTACAGAATTAAATATCATGGATGGTGATACTTCAGCATCATCAACTACACTTGCAGATGCAGACAGAGTTGTAGTCAACGATGCAGGTACAATGAAGCAAGTTGCATTAACGGATTTTGAAACTTACTTTGAATCTGCATTAGATACATTATCAAATGTAACAACAGTGGGTGCATTAAATAGTGGTTCAATAACAAGTGGGTTTGGTGCGATAGATATAGGTTCTAGTAACTTAACTGCAACAGGAACTATATCTTTAGGTGCTACATCTTTTAATGATAATGCAATAACAAACGTAGGTGACATTGCACTTGATTCTATTAGTGCAGATGGAACAGATATTAACGTAGCAGTATCAGACAATTCAGGAACTGCATTTACAATTAAACAAGGCTCAGATGCTTATCTTATTGTAGACACAGGGAATAGTAGTGAATCAATATCTATAGGCACAGGTATATCAGGCACAGCTATAACATTAGGTCATGGCACATCTGAAGTAACTGTAGGAGATAACTTAACTGTTACAGGTAACTTAACAGTATCAGGAACAACAACTACTGTAAACTCCACAACAGTAAATTTAAATGACCACAATATTGTATTAGATAGTGGTAATAGTACAAGTGCAGTTATTAATGGTGCAGGTATTACAATAGAAGGTGGTTCAGGTGATGATGCTACATTTACATATAATACAACAGGACCTCAGTTTGAACTAAAGTTAGGTTCTAGTTTTGAAGACTTACAAACTGCTAAGGTAACTGCTACTGAGTTAGACATATCAGGTGATGCAGATATTGATGGTACACTAGAAGCAGATGCTATAACAGTCAACGGAACTGCACTTAACACAGTTATTGCAGGGGTTACTGTAACAAATGCAACTAACTCTGCTCATGTATTAGTTACAGATAACGAAAGCACAAACGAAGAAAACTTAATTACCTTTGTAGAAGATGCTACATCTAGCACAGGTAATGTCGGTTTGGAGATGGATGGTAATTTAACTTACAATCCGAGCACAGGGAGATTGACAGCTACACAATTAGCTGGTACAATACAAACTGCAGCCCAGACTAACATCACATCCCTGGGTACACTAAGTGCTCTCACAGTGGATAATATCGCCCTCAATGGTACAACGATAGGGCATACAGATGACACAGATTTAATAACACTAGCAGATGGTATAGCAACAGTTGCAGGAGAGATATCTGTAACCACTCTTGATATAGGGGGTACAAATGTTACTTCAACTGCCACAGAATTAAACATCATGGATGGTGGTACTGCTGCTTCTTCTACAACATTAGTAGATGCAGACAGAGTTGTTACAAATGACAATGGTACAATGAAACAGGTAGCATTGACAGATGTAAAAACATATTTAAGTAGTGCAGGTTTTACTACAGATGACCCAACTGCACTTGCAATAGCGTTAGGATAATAACATGGCAAATACATTTAGAGTAGTCACATTCGCTGCCGAGCCAAACAGTGCAGGAACTCCGTATACAATATATACAACTCCAAGTAGTACAACTACAGTGGTGATTGGACTAATACTTACAAACATACATACCTCACAAGTAACAACAGAAGTAGAACTTGTATCTGATACATCAGGTGGTGGTAGAGGAGCAACCAACGGAACAGCTTTCTTAGTTAAAGATGCACCAATACCTGTAGGTTCTTCACTAGAATTACTAACAGGTGGTAAGGTTATACTTGAAGCAACAGACGTATTAAGAGTAGACTGCTCCGTAGCAGATAAACTAAGTGGCACACTAAGCATCATGGAGATAACATAATATGGCATACATTGGCAACAACGTACCTGCTAACTTCCAAGCTCCACCTGCTGTTGTAAGATTTAATGGTGATGGTTCTGATACAACCTTTGCATTAGGAAGAACAATAGGTTCAGTACAAGAGATACTTGTAAGTGTTGATGGTGTTGTCCAAGATAGTGCAGCTTACACTGTACCTGATGGTTCTACGTTAACATTTAGTGCAGCACCCTCAAGTGGTACAGGCAATATCTTTGTATACTTTCTTGATTTAGCAGCAGGAACAATTACACCTACAGCAGAGTTCAAAGGTAACTTTAAGAATGGTGGTATGTTCAGAACTAATGCACAAGCCTTAGATACAAACATAACAATACTTGCCACAGAAAATGCACAGGTAACAGGAACACTTACTGTAAACAGTGGCATTACATTGACCATTAATGATGGTGGAAGATTGGTGGTGACATGAGTACAATCAAAGTAGATACATATTTAACTCGTGGTGGTGCATCAGAGATAGCGATAGATAAACTAAAGGGTGTAACTGCTGCAGGTTCAATGCTTGTGGTAGGAGAAGGTGGAACAAATACTACTAACTTACAGCAAGGGTTGGCGAAGTGTTGGGCACAAATTGAAGGAGACATAACCAGTTATAGAGATAGCTTTAACACAAGTTCCTTGACAGATATATCAGCTGGTAGACCTAGAGTTACCTATACTAACAATATGGCTAATGATGATGCTTCTCTTACAATGAGTCATCAAAATACTACAGCTGCTGGAACTGGTTCTTATTTAACTAATGTAGGTGCTAGGAATACAGCTTATCATGAGCATAATCATTATCAAAATGGAAGTTTGATAGATGCATCAGCGTATAATGGCACACTACACGGAGACCTAGCATGAGTACAGTAGTATTAGACACAATCACAGGCAAGTCCACTGCAACAACCATAACCATTGGCTCAACACCTGTAGTTAGTGCAAGTGCAAACTCTATGACTATTAGAGGTGAGGGCAGCAATCAGACAAGTATTCAGCAAGGGTTGTGTAAGGCTTGGTTTAATCTTAATG